GGAAATCGTAAATGCGTAATTTTATGGGAAAGGGCGACTTCGTCTGGTGGATTGGAGTCGTTGAAGATAGAAATGATCCAGTACAGATGGGACGTGTTCGTGTGCGTTGCTTTGGCTGGCACACTGATGATAAAGGTAAAATCCCAACTGATTCATTACCTTGGGCGTTGACTGTTAATGGAATCCAATCAGCATCAGTTTCTGGTGTTGGTCATACACCAACTGGTTTGGTAGAAGGTGCTTGGGTTGTTGGGTTCTTTATGGATGGCGATCGTGCTCAAGAACCAATTGTTATTGGTTCATTAACAGGTGTTCCTGTTGATCCAGCAGATACAACAAAAGGATTTAATGATCCATGGGGCGACTATCCTAAATGGACACGTGAGCCAGATACAAATATTGCCGCACGTGAATCGCTTGCCGACGTGCATATGGCAAGACAACAAAAAAATCTGAATAGAATTGAAGATATTCCTATGGCAACTGCGCCAAGTCTGTCAACAGTTGTCGATGATAAGCGAAATCCTTCATACTATGATGAAAAATATTGGAGCGAGTTGCCAGCCGCAAATGATTTAATTCCTGAATATCCTCACAATCATGTGTATGAAACAGAGAATGGTCATCTTCAAGAGTTTGATGATACCGAAGGAAAAGAAAGATACCATCGTTATCACCCATCAGGCACATATGAAGAAATCATTAATGATGGCACAAGAACAATTAAAGTTATCGGAAAAGACTATGAGTTGTACATGGATGGCGTCAACATGTATGTTGTCGGCGATCTTAATGTAACTGTTCGTGGTAACAAAAGAGAATTGATTACTGGTAATTATCATTTAAAGGTGCAAGGCGAAACAACATTTGACCTTGCGCAATCCTGGCAAACAAAAATTGGTGGCAGTCTGAACCAAGAAATTGGTCATGACAGAACGGTAAATGTAACAGAGAAAGATTATCTTTCTGTTCTAAGAGGCGATCAAAAAATTAATATTTTGTTGGGAGAACAAGATACAATTGTTGGTAGAGGTATTACAACAACAACTTCTGGATCATACACATTAACATCTGTTCTAGGCACAAATTTAAATTCTTTGTTAACAACAAGAATTTCAGCAGCAACAACAATCGGAATCAACTCTGGTATTGGTATTGAAACTGAAACTTGGGGTTATATTAAGGAAACTGCAGTAGGATTCAAAACATCTGCGGTTGGTCTAACTTCTCTAGAAACAGTTGGTGGTTGGAAAACAGAATTAATTGGCGGCATTCATACTGTTGAGGTTGGTGGTGCACAAAATATTAATGTTGGTGGTGCTCAAAACAACTTAGTTGGTGGTGCGATATTCTCTGGTGCTGGCGCAACATATACAATGGGTGCTGGTGGTGTGCTTACTGCGATTGCTCCGTTGATTAATCTGAACCCACTGTAATGGCTTATATAACGCTATCTCCAACGAAAACTAATGAGTCTTATGGTGGTCCAGCATCAAACACTCAATGGGAAGATGTTACACGTGGTAAAGGATTTGTTGGGAGCGGAAGCAATACATTTACAGTATCAGTTACTGCCCATCCAGATGTTGATGAATATGGTATTCCTATTGAGGTGGTTCTTTTTACAGGTATTGACCCTTCTTCGTTTGAAAGGCACGAAGAACCGCAAATTGCAACATCAAATAGCGTTACAACAGCAACAGTAACTGGGAGATATTTAAATCAGTTTGAAGATACATTAAAATATCTCAACCCAGGGAAAGCATATTGTAATGGATATTTTGCAACAGTAGACGATTTGCCTCCGCAGTTTGCCAACAATATTGTGACGGCAAATACAATGTTAGTGGAAACACCAACAACAGTTGTTGGGTTTGGTAATCTGCCAGCAAACACAAACTTGTTTTATCTCAGTGGAGATACAAGGACATATGTTACTGCTTCATATACAGTAACAGTTATTGCGCAACCAATTGGCGGTGGAGCAAATACAACTGACACATTTAGTTGCGAACATGACATATATAATGACTGGGAGTTTTATGTTATTCGTATTTCGGAGCATAAAAAAACATTTGTGAATTACACTGCTAACAACTATTCATATTCTAATAGTTTAATGCAAAGTACATATTCAGGATATCTATACTAATGAGCGATATTGATACACAATTAATTACAGGAACATTTGTTGTTGTTGTTAACAATGAGTGGAAGATGTATAAAAATTATGTCGAGATCCCAGAAGTAATCGACAAAGCTGTTTCTTGTATTCCGAATCCTCCGGAAGGTTCGGAAAATTGGGGAGAGCATGGAGATCTTTGGATCGAGACTATGAATTTAATAATTGAAGACCTCAGAAGCAGAGAAACAAAAAGTAATGGTTCTTTGATTGATTCAATACCACAAGTAGAACAACCAGTTATTGAGGAGCATACACACTAATGCCACAGCCAGTAGCAAGATTCGGTGATCCAATCGTACCGCACTGTTCACCAAGTGTTATTGCTATGGGATCACCAAACGTGTTCACTAACATGCTACCAACTGCAAGAGTAGCAGATTGGACAGCGCCACATTTAATGCCAGCAGGCAAGTTTTGTGTTGTGCATGCTGCACCAATTGCAATTGGATCATCAACAGTTCATGTAAATTTAAGACCATGTGGGTATATGGGATCATATATTGCAACTTGTACATTTGTTGCAGTTGGATCGCCTACTGTATTAACAGGAGCATAATATGTTACCGTCAGTATGTGACATACCAAAAATAATCTTAGACCAAATCAAACAGTTGACTGTTACTGTTCTTGGGTTTTTTATTAGCGGACTAGCAGTTGTCTTTCAGGTTATTGCCGCAATACAAAAGGTTGTTGCCATCATTAGAAACTTCATACAATATGTTAAAGATCTAATTGAAGGTGGGTTTAGACTTTTTGTTAGACTTCTTGATCTTGCTAATTCTAGAAGTTTGCGAGAAGCATGCGCCAAATACAATCAATTAGTTATTGATTTTGGTGATTATTCTGGTTGGAAAGAAGTTGAGGAAACTTTGAAACTTGATTGTTCGAAGATTCCTAGATTTAGTATTGCTGATCTTTGTGCTTTGTTAGATGATGTTGTATATACTGAAGTTGATGGTGTTAAAACATACAGAGTATTGCCAAGACCAGCAGTTGTTCCAGATAAAGTCCCTGAGGTTTCAAAACCTGCTGTTTTACCTGAGCAAAAGGTTATGGTCTCTAGAGCGAATATCAAACAGTGGTGGGAAGTTACAACAGCGTAATAAATAGATTACTTACCTTAAAGGCGACAATCTAATTATACTGATTTTGAATTGATAAGTCAAGGAGTTTTTTATGGAAATTCATAATTCTTTAGTAAATTTAATGGAAACATACCAAGCAGAGTCTGAAAAGTTTATGCAAGGCAACAAGTCTGCTGGTACAAGAGCAAGAAAAGCACTTGCTGAGTTGGCTAAATTGGCCAAAGACCTAGAGCAGAAATTCAATCTATTAAAACACAAGTAGAAAAAGATTTCGAGAACACTTTCAAGTAGAATAAATAGTCCATGCAAGAATCAAAGACTGAAATATACAGCGATCTAAACATTGCGTTTACTGCACATCCAGTAACTAAGGTTTTGACACGCAAAACAAACAGAGAAGCAGTTCGTCAGTCTGTTAAATCATTGATTCTAACAAACTATTTTGAGCGACCATTCCGTCCTAGTATCGGTTGCTCTATTCGTGATTATCTTTTTGAGTTATTCACTCCTGCACTAAAGCAACAAATGGAAAATGCTATTGTAGAAGTGATTAAAAACTACGAACCACGAGCGCAGTTGTTGCGTGTGTTGGTTGAAGATAGAACAGATTTAAATGCGCTCACAGTTTCGGTAGCATTTAGAGTTAAGAACGACCCATCTCCAGTTGTGCTGGATGTAATCCTCGAGAGAGTGCGCTAATGGCTACAGCAAATACATATCTTAGAGTCACTGAACTTGACTACAATGATATTAGAACAAACTTAAAATCATTCCTTAGCAATCAATCTCAATTTAGAGATTACGATTTTGATGGTTCCGCTATTTCAGTTCTTCTTGACGTGCTTGCATACAACACACATTATAATG